GAATCTTTAAAGGACGCGTCCGAAGAATTTATGTCATCATTTAAGTTTAGTGATAGACAAGTTATACTGTCGAACACTCCTGGAATTCAGTTATATCTACCAGTTGGGTTTCAACAAACTGACGGGTTTCAGATATCGGGTACTGAGTTAGGGTTACTTGGTGGTGGTGCTCTTGCTGGAATGAGCAAGGGCGATAGTATACTTAAAACTACGTTAGACCAATTTAAAGACGGCGTTGGAAGCGTTTTTGATATGATGTCTGGAAGTTTACAACCTGGAGCAGCTGCTGTAGTGGGCGCAAGATTAGCAAACAAACTTGCACCAAGAGAAGTTGCCGATGCATTTTCTATTGCAGCAGGTGTTACTGTCAACCCCAATCTAAGAAGTATTTTTAAAGGAGTCAATTTACGCGAGTACACTTTTCAGTTTAAGTTTCTTCCAAAATCTCGAAAGGAAGCAAGAGAAGTCGAAAATATAATCAGACAATTTAGGGTACATTCTTATCCAGATATAATTGAGGTAGGAAATTTTGCTGCTGGATACAAATACCCGAACCTGTTCAGAATCGCAGTTTATGTTGATCTTGATGAAACTATTGAAGAAGTTGATGAGGAAGGAAACAAAAACACCTATACTATAACTAATCGAACCCGTGTAGGTAATAAAATGAAAGATTGTTATTTGAGATCGGTGTCTACTAACTACAACCCTTCATCGATGTCATTTCATCCAGATGGACGGCCAGTCGAGATAGACTTATCTCTTAGTTTCGTTGAAGAGGTCACGGTCAATAGACAGGATGTTAAGGAAGGTTACTAATGTCATATTTTTTAGATTTTCCAAAAGAGTTCTATCAGTTCGCAAATGGTGATACTGCACTTATGCAGAATCTCTCTTTGTATATCGAGATCGTAGATCAAGTAAAAGAAAACTCTGCATTCTATCAGGACGTTTATATACGTGATGGGCAACGACCAGATAATGTTTCGTATAGTCTTTATGACAATCCTAAATTACATTGGACGTTCTATTTAATGAACGATCACGTACGCGAGCAGGGTTGGCCATTAACTCAAAGATCTATTGTAGAGAAAGCTAAAGAAGACTTTCCTAACATCACATTAAATACCCAAGACGATATTGACATGTTTTCAAAAGTAACCACGGTTGTATCACAGAGTGGTGCGAAAGGCAGACTTGTCCGTATCGATACAAGTCTGGGACAAGTCGTCATAGATCCTATTGACGATTCTGAGTTTTTAGCAGACGACACTATTTCAGATTTCGAGGGTGTCGTGGCACAAACTGCGTCGGTGTTGTCCGTTGAAGAAGAACATCTTTCTGCACACCACTACATTGATGATGAAGGCAACATAACAGATTATAGAACGAAAGATGGGTGGAACACAGGATTGTTTGAAATGACCAACCTTGATTATTATCAACATCAAAACGAAAGTCTACGTCAAATTAGAGTGATCAAACCGAGTTCTATGACAGGTATCTTCTCCATGTTTAGTAGAGCAGTAAAATCGTAATGAGTGTTACTACCACAGAACATACAACGCCTATTTCAATAGAAAGCGTTCAGTTTGAAGCAATTGATGGTGTTCCTGTAGAGATAGGTCCTAGTGTTCTTGACATAGACTTATTTGAACACATAGACAAACCTTACCTTACTGCAGTAATGAGTTTTGTAAGTTTTGATGCTTCGATAGACTTTTTATCAATTGGTGGTGGCGAGAAAATAACAATATCGATTTCGGTCATAGACGCACACAGTTGTAGAAGGCCCGCTGTAAAGACTTTTTACCTAGACAAACTAATCAAAACAGAAAAGATTAAAGATGATCAAGAACAGTATGTTGCTCACTTGATCGAAGATATTGCATTTCTTTCTAAGATGAAGAATATCAACCGAGCATACTCAGGTAACGCAAGTGATATCATTTCTAAGATTTCAAATGAGTTTCTAAAGACAGAAGACTGGGAAGGGAAACCTGTGGGTAAAGAAGTTGTTATGTACGGAGAGTTAGAACAACAATTTATAAAATTGATTGTACCTAATATGAATCCCATTGAGGCGTTACATTGGGTCAAGAATAGAATGTCGACAAAAGATGGATTTCCTTTCTACCTGTTCTCTTCTTTTTTAGAAGAAGACCTAGAACTTGTTGAATTAGGAAGTTTATTAACTCAACCTGTTATTAACTGGGATATTCCATACGTATTTTCTGAGGCTAATATATCAAGACATGACCCTATGGGCAAGCTTCAACGTAGAACAATACTTAGTTACGAATCAAGAAACACATCTGATATGTTTTCATTGTTAGACAAAGGTATGATAGGTGCTAATTATAGGTATATTGATGTAACGAAGAATAAGAAAAACGATTTTATTTTTGACATTGAGTCGGATGTTACTGATAAATTCAGATCGAAAAAGATAGTCAAAGATGTGCCAAATGTAGATCCTTTTAAATATGAATGGATGCGAAAAGAACTTCCTAAAACAAAAACTATTACACAGATAGGCGGAACCTCTTCTTATAGGAACTGGACTTCTTTGTCTGAAGCCGAAGACTTGGCGTCATATAAATCCAAAATGACATCAAGGGCTATGTCTAATATACTTACCAAAGATCCTATATTAATCTCAGTAAACGGACATGACTTTTTTGATGGTGAGACTAATACATCTATAGGTAGAAAACTTCGCGTATTGTTTATAAAGAATAAGAAACAAGAAAAGGGTGAAGAAACCGATACCGATACCGTTTTTGACACAAAAAAGTCTGGAGACTTTCTCATTTACGCATGTAAACACTCAATACGACAAGAGAACTATACGGTCTCTATGTCCCTCGTAAAAGTTGATGAAGATATACCAGAGGTCCAATTGACATGATACCCCAGAGTTTTATTGATTACTACGGCGACCAGACTCGATGGTTTCTAGGTACTGTCGTTAATATTGCAGACGATCCTCTGAAGTTGGGTCGTGCGCGTGTGCGTATCTTTGGTGTGTACGATGAGATCGAAGAAGAAGATCTACCATGGGCGCAGATTGTTGTGCCAGTGACACACACTGTCCACGCAGGCAGTGGGCAGACTCTAGGTCTTCTAGTCGGCGCACAGGTGTTCGGTATATTCTTAGATGGACAGAACTCACAGTTACCTTTGATCGTTGGTTCAATTCCAAAAGAACGCGATACGCAAGTAAAGTCTAATAAGAACTACCCTCACAACAAAGTGTATGACACTATTAGCGGTCACTTCAAAGAATATGACGATACGCCAGAGAAAGAACGAATCAAAGAACAACACCAGAGTGGAACTTACTGGGAGATTACCAACGATACATTTACTATCGCACATAAGTCTGGTTCGAGTATTACCATGGATGAAAAGGGAAACATCAAAATCGAAGCTTCTGGAGACGGTGAACTGATCTTCGTAGGCAAATCAGTTAGACTTAACTCATGATAGAACTTCCTTGCAGCGACTCACTTCTACCTAAGAAGGCAGACTTTGTCGATCTATTCAACCAGATTGCAGAGATCCCTACTGATCTGAAAATGCAGATCAATCAGTATCGCGCACAGATAAGATCAAAGGTCAATGACGCCGAGAAAAAACTAAACGGGTTGTCACTTAAAGAGATCGAAAAGGGCATCGACAAAGAGATAGGTAAGGCAGAACTACAAGCAATAGAAGAGATCGAAAGCAAAATCGAAGAACTCGAAGGCATCATGGAAGATATCGCAGATCTACTCGCACCTTATTGGAAGAAAGGTAAAGTAAGAGACTGGGAGAAAGAAGCAGAAGATGCGATCGAAGAATTAATTCAAGAGTATCATATCTACATTCCACTTAAGATGTTAGAGTTGATCAACAAGATTATACCTATATCGTTCGAAGTGCCTATATTAGGACTGACGATTGATGTTCTTAAGATCACTGACCCAGCGTATCAAGAAGAGTTGGTCAATCAGATATCAGGATATACAGAAGAATACTTTGCCAAACTAGAACAACTAGAAGCAGACTTCAAGAGTGGTAAGTTAGAACAAGACGCATACGACAGCGCAAAGGGCATGTTGAATGACGAAGCTGCTAAAGTACTAGACGCGATTTACAAACTAGTGCCAGAAGAACTGCGGTACTATGATGGTGAGTTCGGTCTAGTTGTCAACGAGTACAAGGCGAAACTCACCTGGAAATATATCAAGAGTGAGATTATGGACTGGTGTACAAATACTCTCCATAAGATGTTTACTAAACTAATAGAGAAGTTCAAGGAAATATGGGACGCACTAGGTCTGCCTAAAATTATTGACTTGCTTAACTTCGACGCCGAGACATGGATACGACTGCAGATTGATCTTGCAAAAGAAAAAATGAATCGTGAGATAGAACGCATAGAAGATCAGGTAGAACAACTAGAAAAAGATATTGAAGAGTTTGATTCTGACGAAGAGATAAGCAAAATCAAAAAACAGATGATTGATGAGATCATGGACCTTTCTATTCCTTTACCTTCTCCGTTTGATTTAACCCTCAGAGAGATATTTGGTGGTGACATCGATAAGACAGTAATATCTATCGAACAAGAGATAGACAAGTTAGTCGCAGCAGCAAAAGACTGGAAAACGGTGGTTGTTAAAGAACTACTCAACATATGGATTAAGAAGATTAAAAAGTTTTTAGATGCGATTGGTCTTGGCAAACTACTTGATTTTCTCACGCTCACTTTCTGTGATGTTCTTGAGTTATTAGGGGTACCGACTTCGTTCGATATTACTTTACCAGAATTACCTGAGATTGATGTTCCAGTTCTTGTATAAATACAAAGAAAAGAGTTTCACGACATGGGTAAGCAATTCTCAATTCAAGATGGCAATCTAAGTAATGCGCCTATTACTACATCGGTAAAGCGCACTAACTCAGATATAGATTGTTCGTTTGAACGGAACCGAGATACGAACGACGTTTACAAGAAAACAGAAGCGTCGGCTGTTCGTCAGTCAATCAAGAATCTATTGATGACTAATCGTGGGTCGGTCCCATTCAAACCTGTGTATGGTGGCGACCTAGAGTCGTTTTTGTTTCAATTAGACACAGAGATTGAAGCATACGATATCGAAGAGGCTGTGAAAACTCAGATAAAACTATTTGAACCTCGTGCAGTACTTCGACGTGTGACTGCAAACATTCAAGGCGATTACAATGCAGTTTCTCTTACGATTGTCTTTCAAGTGATTAATACACCGAAAGTCGTAACGATGGAACTTTCAATATCAAGGGCGAGATAAATGACAGTCAATACAAGTGATCTAGACTTCATAAACATTAAGAGTAAGTTAAAGACTTATTTTAAAAACACATCCGAGTTTAAAGACTACGACTTCGATGCGAGTGGATTGTCTAGTATCCTAGATGTTCTTGCGTACAACACTCATATTAACGCATTGATCGCTAACATGGCAATCAATGAGTCTTTCCTATCTACATCGCAACTAAGGTCTTCTGCTGTCGGTCATGCGGAATCTCTAGGGTACACCCCTAGATCTAAGTCATCTTCTATTGCAGTGTTAAACGTTACAGTTTCAGATCCAGGCGGTCTTGTAGATCAAGAAAGTATACCTTCTCGATCACAATTCATAACCGCTATTGACGACACCGCATTTGTATTCTATACTAATCAAAACTATACCGCAACACGAAACGAGAATGATGAGTTCGTATTCTCCGACGTTAAGGTGTATGAAGGCGAACAACGTACAAAGACTTTCTTTGCAGACGACAGTGTAGATACTGTCTTTGTTATCCCTGATGAGAACATCGATACATCAACTATGATTGTTCAAGTCTATGAAAACTCAAATGCCAATGTGTCTGTCAGATATAAAAATATTCTAGATGTACCTGCAATCACTAACGACTCGCGTGTGTACATGTTACGAGAATCTCCTAGTGGAGATTACGAAATGTACTTCGGTGATGGCGAGTTGTTGGGTAAGAGACCTAAGACGGGTAATGTCATTGAAGTCAGTTATATTTCTACATCGCAAAAGAATGCCAACGGCGCAGTCGCGTTTAGAACTAATATATTTAACGACCAAGATGTAACAGTCGCCACGAGGATGCCATCTGCTGGCGCTTCAGAGAAAGAAACCATTGATGAAATCAAGATCAACGCACCACGCGCATTCGCGACTCAACAACGACTTGTTACCGCAGACGATTACATCGCAATGATTCAGAGTAATTACGGTCAGTATATCAGTGACGTGATTGCATGGGGCGGTAACGACAACATACCACCTAAGTTCGGATCAGTATTCGTTGCACTTAACTTCCAAGGTGGGTATACAGATACAGTGAAAGAAGAAGTCAAGACATTGATTCGAGAGAATCTGACCGACTTCCGATCTATCATGTCCATCGAGACTGAGTTCGTAGATCCAGAGATCGTCTACCTTAAGTTGATGACATCCTTCAACATAGATTCTACACTTTCAACGACAAATTCTGAATCGTATCGACAACAAATTAAAGATCTAATCACCAACCACTTCTTGAACGAGATGGATTTGTTTGGGTCTATCTTCCGTCGATCAAACCTATTGAGTCTTATCGACGATTCAAGTCCATCGATACTTAACTCTAAGATGACCGTCAGTGCACTACGTCAGATAAACATACGACCATTCTTCGATGAAGTAGATGCGTATCATCAACTGAAAAATACGACACCGCCAGACTTTATTGAACAAGACATCACAGTCAACTTCCCTTTCTTACTGGCAACACCTGATAACGACGATCATGTTATTGTAACATCTCCTTTCCGATATTACAACCAAAACGCAGTAATTAAAAACAAACTGGGTTCGCTTACTCTACAAGTTATGGACACGCGTGACAATGTATTGGTGTCTAATGTAGGTGACTATCAACCTGCAGACGGTACAGTAAACTTCAAAGCATGGCGTATGGAGAGAGAAACAAACGACATCATCAAAGTGAATGCGACTCCTGCGAATCAGAGTACAATTATGCCGTTGAGAAACTATCTGTTTGAACTAGACGACGACTCGGTTGTACTAGTAAACGTAGAACGAGACGGCACTAAGGTTCTATTGTAATGCAAAGATCGAACGTCAAACTACACAATAGTCAGGTATCAGAATTACTACCTGACTTTTTTGATTCTGAATATCCTTTACTAGTTAAGTTTCTAGAGAGGTACTACGACTATACGAAAGAAGATGATTCTATTTCGTACGAAGCCAAGATCAAAGAGTTGTTTGACCTTCGTGACATCACCACAACAGAACTAGACGCATTAGATTATCTACTAAGAGAGATAGGTAACGGTGTTGATCATACGATCTTTCCAGAGGACATTCGCGAAGACCGCGCAAGACTCTCTGCAAGACTTCTAGCAAATTTCTATCGTATCAAAGGTACACAGAATTCTGCTGAGCAATTTTTCAAGATGTTCTTTAATGAAGACGTTGAAGTCTTTTATCCGAAAGAGAACATCTTCTACTTAAACGACAAGCCAGGAAATTCTTTGATCGGCCCAGAGTCTGTCAAGTTTATCACAGACAACCGAAGATTTCAAATCTTTTCAGTTCTTTTGAAAACAGGTTTGTCGTCTGCTGACTACGACTCTCTCTATAAGAAGTTCGTACACCCTGCAGGATTCTATCTTGCTGCGGATGTTGCGACGAAGGGCGTCGGGACTTTAGATACTGCGGGTGAAGGTACAGATCCACTAGAGACACCGTACTTGTTTCTTGAGACAGAAGCACACGCTTCAACTACACCACAGTATGACTTGATGACGATGCGAGAGACTGATCCTGTTGATGAGTCTTTCATTCTAAGTTCAGAAGTCACACTGCGTCTGTTTGAAGGGATGACGTTACAGAGAATTGAAGAACTGTATGGAACATTCGCGGCGGTTCAAGCTCCAGGGTCTTGCTCGATCGGGCAAGATAATATATACCTGTCAGACGTATTTGATTGTAAAGATGCAGACTTTTCGGAAACTACAATCGATGTCAATCTGATCAATAGAACACAAAACAAAAGAATTCAACCAGACCCTGTTGCTGATACTGTAGATACAAAAGACCAAGAACCAGAGTTCAACGTATTCTTCGGTACCACAAGAATTGAAACAATCAAACTAGGCGAAGAAACCATAACGTCTATACAATATAGTAACGATCAAATAATCGTAGGAAACTAACATGAGTATTATAGATCAAAACTCAGGCGACGCAATCAACGTATGGGTTGGAACACAATCTGAGTATGATGCGATAACATCGAAAGATGAAAACACATTGTATTTTATCAAAGAGATCGATGGTGGCATTATTGTAAATCCACCAGAACCTGAGCCACAGCCAGAACCAGAACCAGAACCACAACCAGAACCCGAGCCAGAACCGCAACCAGAACCTGAGCCAG